ATTGAGCCTAAAGTAACTTTCCAGTAATGTTTGTACAAACTTCATAGTATTATTATATATAAATAAAAAAGCCCAACCCAACAAAAAAGTGGATTGGGCTTTTAATTGTTTTAGTAACTAAAAGTTAACTAATTAATCCTTTAGAATTAATTGCTTGTCCACCAGTCTGAATGTTCATAAAGTCCCAACGGAATTTGACTTCCATAGTATCAAACTCACTAGTGGAGTAGTTCTTCTCTGCTTTTGTGAAACCCTTAGGATATAATCCCTTAAAGTCGTAAACTGTTTGAATGTTACCACCACCGTCAAATTCAAGGATTCTAGCAGAAGTCTTATAAGAACCAACCGCACCACCATCACTGTTATAATGTCCAGTCCTCATATCATAAACAGATGCTAGGTACTCATAAAACAACCTACCCATGCTAGTCGCAAGGAGGTTATCAAAAGTAACAGTAAGTTCATCCTGTTCCAGTTTACCAGGATAGAATACTTTATCATTAACTCTGTGAACTTCAATATCAGCAAACTTATAACCAAAGCCTCCCACTTGTTTAGCAGCTAAAGTTACCGTTTCTTGGGTATTTCCACCAATAACAGCCGCTTCTAGTTGATCTACAGTATTAGTAACTTTTATGGCAGGCAAATCAAGTTGAAACTCCCATTGATACGTTCTTACTGCATCTAAACCTTGTGATATTAAAGGAAGCTGATTAGGATCCTTACTCTTTACCGCACTTCTACTTGTCTTTTTAGACCCTTTACCATATACATTATATATTACCATTTTTTATTCTCCTTTTATTTTGTCCCCGTTATACCGAGGCTGATTGATTTACTAAGTTAAGCTCAAAGACGATAATCTCTGCTGTTTTTGTAGGTCTAATAACAACTTTACACCACATCTCTCCTTTTTCGATTCTAGCAGGAGTGTTAGTGGTTTCATCACAAATTACTGAGTAAGCAGTAATGCCTCTTCCTCTAGCAATCGGATCAATAAGTTGAGTAGTTGTTGAAGCAACTCGTTTCCAAGTTCCCGCATCATTCGGCTCAAAGGCAAACTGACCAGTAGATTGAAGGATAATCTTCTTAATGATAATCATCATCCGTCTTACATTCACTCTATCTAGTGCAGTCGGAGTTCTTTGAGCAGTTCTTTGTCCGTAGATGGTAATTCCTTGACCAGGGAAGTTAACAATAGGGTTGACAACATTGCCACCACTATACATAGCATCACGGTCACCTTGGGAAAGTCTTACCTCGACATCAGTGGGCTTAGTTAGCCTACCTCTTACGAACCCAGCAGGGGCGAACCAAGAATCAGAGATATCATCCGTATAAGCCATCTGCCTTGCAGCAAAGATGGAAGGATCATACCAACGGTCAGTCTTATCGAATTGACTGAAGACTTTTACCCAGGGCCAGTAAATGGCAGCGTAAGAGCTAGTAATGGCAGCAGTTCTAGCAACGGAAGTTCCGTTTGACCAATCAATAGCATCTTGTGCTGAATTGGTTGCTACGGGAGGAGCAAGTAAAGCTAGGAAAGATCCGTTCTTTTCAGCAAGAGTTACAAGATTGTTTTGAACGTTTTGATCAGATATTCCAGGAACCAGAGCGATACCAACCCCTAGAAGATCATCATCAAGAAGCTGCATACCAGTTTTATCTGCTGCATTTCCAATAAGAGCATCTGCTCTGTCAGCAGTAGTGGTAGGAATACCATCAGTACCTCCAGCAAGAGCATAAGTACCATCTACTAGTTTAGTAAATCTACCGTCAGTATTTATGGGGGTGAGTGTTCCTCCAGTAATACCTGAAAGTCCAGTATTTACACCATTATCTACCAGCTTAGTTCCAATGCTGGGTAGGCCAGTAGTAAAGGTTGATGCACCTCCATCATCTAGGATGTTACCTTTAATGTAACTTGATTTTAATCCTTCAATGTCAGTATTAATCTCAGTCTCAATGAATCCACTAGTGGTAAAACCAACAATAAAGTCCTCTTGAGAAACTCCTTCATCATTTACACTAAGAGTACTCTTAGCTCCACCAGTAGTTACTACTGTAATGCTATTTCCAGTAACTGTACCATTAGTGTCAGTAGCAAGGTTATAACCAGTACCAGGGTATAGAGACTCAGTTAGGTAAGCAGCACTATTAACCACCCCAGAGTCATAAGTTATACCTGAAATTGATATATTTGATGCTGGTGCGGCTGTTAATGTATCGCTTGACGCTGTAAGGACTCGCAGGACATTAAAGGGATCCCCAGCAGGTGTATACGCAGAGACGCTAAGAGTGGTCATGTGACCCGCAAAAGCACCAGCTATGAAGTTTACACCATCTTGTGTATCAGAAAGGAGTTTAGAGGAATCCAAAGTTCCAATAGCGTTAGAAATAGCAACAGCAGATTCTGTAATTCCTTGACCAGAAGCAATCGTAACGGAGGTATCAAGAGTGAAAATCTTAGTTCCATCTTGCTTAGTACCGTTAAGTACCAACGTACATCCAGAGGTTGAACCCCAACCATCCCCAGAAAGGGCAAAGGTAGGGCAAGCACCCATCTTTACAGTAGCACTAGCATCTGCGGAGAAGTCGGGATCAGTAGCTCTAATGTAGTAAAGGGAATTCGTAGTCTCTAGAATTTCTAAAGCACCTTCAAGACCTTGACCTATAATATTGTTGCTAGGGTTTCCAAACATGAATTGGAGACGCTCACCATTAGTAATCAAGGTAGCTCTATCATTAGGGCCTTTAGAGGCAAACCCAACAATTCCTATAACACTAGGGTTTACGGACACGGGGTAATCGCTAGTGTCTCTCTCGATTACATATACTCCAGGACTTACATAATTAACCATTGTTCTTCTCCTATACTGATCTTATTTTTAATAAATGTCTCTTAGACAAAGTTAGGCATTGGTCAGTCAATGCACTACTGGGGACAACTATAGTCATTTTAGGTTCTAAATGAATACAAACAGACTTTTTAGGGTACTTCAGGTACACCTCAAATGACTGTAAGCTCTTATTAGTAATCGACTTCATAATTTATTCCTATAACTAGTTAGGGGACCTAGAAAGGTATTTAGTAAATTTTATACCCAAATTTCTGTGTTTAGGTGGATAATCTTACCCGTATTAGTTATTTTGAAAGTAGGGCTAGGTATATAACATTCAATTGTTATTTTAAATTCCCTCTTTAGGAGCCTTTCCTCACGGTCTGGTGCCTCTGCTGTAGTCATACCTTCCTCCCCAGTTAGGTAAGCCTTAGTCTCCTCAGAAAAGGGAGTAACTATAAGTTTATGTGGGTTAAACCCTAATCTAATAGAAGCAGATAGTTGGTCCATGTCAGACACATACTTAGTCCAAACACTTAGAGTATATTCAGCTTTTATAGGGACATCAGTATAACTTACAATTCTTTCTGCTCGTTGAGTCTCATCATTCCACTTAGAAGAAGTTACTAAAACTTCTCTAAATCTTCTCTTGTCCTCATCCTGGGTTACAGCAGATTGATATACAGTAGCGAAAGGTAATACTATATTATTCTCTTGGAACTTCTTTGCTACCGTTCTTTCCTGTCTACCGTGAGCTATTTTCACCTTGGTAAAGTTACTCTGATCATCAACAAACCCTAGTTTAATTTGAGACAAAAGACCTCTTAGTATTTCCTTATATATGGTCGTAGCCATATTCAAGTTCTTAGAGTAGTTATCTATATCGTTCTTAAATAAGGTCCTCCAATCCCTAGCAGGATTTATTGCTCCCTCTCCTAGAGCCTCTGACATATTAGAGTATGTCTTTTCTGTATGCTCGTTATTCAATGTCTGTATAGCCTCCTAAATCATCTACCCTATCAGAAGTGTCCTGATTCAAAGTCTCTTCACTATCACGAAGGAGTTTAGCAGTACAAGCTATATGGTATACACCATACATCTCAAAGCCCTCTTCCTGCACCTCAATAATCTCGTACTTCTGGTTCTGGAATTGAGGCTTTATTTGGTCCCCAATAGAAGGGGGCCTGTTCAAAGTAGCCTCAATATAAGATTTATTGAATACGAACAACTGATCATTAGTTAGTTCTATACCAAAGTTAGACATAACCTCTTCAACGACTGAGGGTTCATAATGACCATGCACTATGATTGGTTCTGACGCAATGGTTTTGTTTTGAGCCTCTAAGTATACATCATCAAAGTCTTCACTTATGTAAGACTTAAAGTAATGTAAAGGTGACCCAGCAATCCTGATAATCTCATCATCAATTAGATTGAAAAGATTTACGTCTGGATTCTCAGGGTCAAAAAAGGATAAAGGTGTCCCTCCTTCCAGCTTGGGAAGGTTAGGCATTTTTTTATTTACTGTGAATCTCTTTGCCATTAGCCTGTTGTGAACATCGGAGGTTCTTCAACCTCATTGATAAGCTCTTCCTTTAGAGCTAGTTTCTCCTGTACAGCCTCTTGGAGAAGCTGTGCGCCATTTAGCTGAGTTCCACCTCCAGGACCAGGAACTACAGCGAACTTGCCTCTAACCTGTCCTAGAAGGCCCTTAGCGCAAGCCGTAGCATACTTCTGTATCCAGTTGAGCATCTTAGGGGTCATAGTCTGACTATTGATACCTCTATACTCTAGAATAGCAGCATCTCCCATAGCAGGAGAAGGGTATAGCTGAAGGTATCTACCATCAAGGATGTCCCAACCACCATCTTGTCCAAGAACCCTTCTAGTAGTCTCAAGACTGGACTGAAGGATATAAAAATCACCCATAGAAAAGTTATCAAACAGGAAGTTGTCCGAGAAATACTTAATGAAGAAATCAAATTCTAGCGTTCCAGCCTGAGCTTGAATACTTAGTAGAGACTTCTTGAATGTTACATACGCTAAATTTCTTAGGATGTAGTTAGGAATCTCATATACGTTAACACCAGCAGTTGTATAAAATACAGCCATCTGCTTGGTAAAATGAGGAGCATGATAGTCTAGCTCCGTTATTGCTTCATCCACACATAACTTAAGTTGGTGATCATTTAGCTCTACCCTTACTACAGGGTGACCTAAGCTTGCAAGAGCGTAATCTCTTATCTGTTGCTCGAAATCCGTAAACTCAATGACGCTGGATTGTCTAGTTTTATTTAAATTATCTAGATCAATCTGGTTGCTGTCAAGTGGATTATGGTCTGTAATAGTATCACTATGATTATCAGAAAAGCTATTTCCGTATGTTGATACTTTCGGACGTATTATTTGTGCCATCTAGCTTCTCCTTTTTTGTTCTTCTTTTTTTAATGACAGGGGTAGGAAGTATCTCTTTAAGGGTTTCGTAACTTAATTTTACTTCAGACTCAATTACTTGGTTGGGTCTAATCTCTAATACACTGTCAGAA